GATTAAAGGAAATGGGGCTTCCGATTGTAGCGGTAAATGCCCATGAAGTTCCTTCTGAATCTGAAAAGTATTTGCGGATGAGGGATGAGCTATGGTTTAGGGCGAGAGAATGGTTTATGGCAAAGTCCTGTTCTATTCCCGAAGATCAGTTTTTAATTTCCGAGTTATCAGGCCCAAGATATTTTATAACCCCTCAAGGAAAAATGAGAGTGGAATCAAAAGACGAAATGAAAAAAAGGGCATTAGATTCTCCCGACAGAGGGGATGCGTTTGTGCTAACATTCTGTAATGAGAAACCAAGACTTGTTAGAAAACAAGAAGTAAAAAATCAACGAGTAAGTAATTGGATGGCACTTTAGGAGAAAAATATGGCGAAAGAAACTAAAACAGATGATAAGGCACAAACCGAAGATGAAAAAATATTAGATAAGGCGATTAAACGATTTGATGTAGCTCGAAATACCTTTCAGGATAGTAATGAAAATGCCAAAACTTCCTTAGATTTCAGGATACTCGACCAATGGCCTGAAGATTTACGAAATGCCAGGGAAAACGATCCTGATGGGGCAAGGCCTTGCCTGGTAATGGATAAACTAGGTCAATATGTCCACCAAGTAGTAAACGATTTTAGGCAACAAAAGACCGGAATATTAGTAAATCCTGTTGATGGAGGTGCTGATATACTTGTAGCAGAGGTCTATCAGGACTTAATTAGACGAATAGAAAACCAATCTACAGCAGGACAGGCATATAACTGGGCCTTCCAATGTGCTGTTGAAACAGGCATAGGATATTGGCGAGTAGTAACCGAGTATGAACATGAAAAATCTTTTAACCAAGAAATTTTCATCAAAAAAATACCGGACATTTTTTCAGTCGTGTTCGATCCTTCTGCGATTTACTCTGATGGTCGTGATGCGGATTATGTCTTTGTCATCACAGACATGGACAAAGAATCATTCCAAGAAAAATACGGCAAAGAAGCAGGAGAATTTAGTGAATCAGTCGAAGAAGGCTCGCTCTCCTGGTTCTCCGAAGATAAAGTCCGAGTAGCTGAATATTTCTACAAAGAAGAAGTGGATGTAGAAATCGGAATAACCGCCGAAGGCTTTATTAATGAGATTGGCGAGAAGAAAGAAGGCTATAGCAAGACCAGGAAAACTAAAAAAACAATTATTAAATGGTGTAAAATAACTAGCTCTAGGATTCTTGAAAAAGGGCTGTGGCCATCAAAATATTTCCCGATAGTAAGGGTGATAGGTGATGAACACCGAGTTCCAAATGAAGGAATTTTCTTCCAGGGAATGATTTATCCTGCTATGGATGCCCAAAGAATGTATAACTATGCGGCTTCGTCCTTTGTGGAAACAGTTGCCCTATCCCCTAAAGCCCCTTTCGTGGCAGCAGCAGGACAAATAGAAAACTTTCGAGATCAATGGAGTCAAGCTAATAGGAGAAATTTCTCAGTTTTGGAATATGACCCTCTTACCATAAATGGGACATTAGCTCCGCCTCCGCAAAGGATGGAGTTGCCTGGTGTTCCTAATGGATGGCAGTTCGTTCAACAAAATATGCTCGCTGATGTTCAAGGTTCTTTAGGTCTATTTAATTCTAATCTAGGTCAACAATCTAATGAAAGAACAGGGGCAGCTATTTCCACCAGGAAAGTCCAGGGGGAACAAAGCCAGTATCACTTTTTTGAAAATGCAGCTATGGCTATCGAGCAGACCGGAAAAATTATAGTTGACCTTATCCCTAAAATTTACGACACCGCAAAGGTTATGAAAATAAGGGGCGAAGATGGAATGATGAAACAAGTTTTTATCAATCCAGAAATGGGCCAGGCGGTTAGAGATAAAGTAAATCAATATAACGATATTATCGGAAAAGAAGTTAATCCTACCATTGGTTCTTATGATGTAGTAATGGAAGCAGGGCCTTCATCTGCTACAAAACGACAAGAAACTAGCAGAGCTATGGTTATCCTTGCCCAAACTTCCCCACAAGTTATGCAAGTTGGTGGAGATATTTTGGTTGGGAATATGGATTTCCCTGGTGCTCAAGAACTTGCCCAGAGAATCTTCCGAACAATCCCACCAGAAATAACAAGTCCTAATCCCGAAATGAGTCCTCAGATGGCACAAATGCAGCAGCAGATTCAAATGCTATCTGCGGAAAACGCCTCACTTAAAGCAGGACATGAAACTACCTTACAAAAAACTCAGATGGAAACTCAAAGCAGAATCCAGGCAGAAACTTTAAAACAACAAGCAGAAACTTTGAGGCTTCAAGCTCAATTAGAGGCAGATAAAGAAGTTGCCATGCTTCAAGAGGCAGGGAAAGTTAAATCTTCCAAAATTTCTTCTAAAAATGAAATCATGGAGGAAGTTGTTGCCAATATCGGTGCTTATACTAATACTCTTATTAAACAGGGATTCTCTCCTGAACAAGCTGAAAAAATGGTAGGCTCATTTGGAAAAATACTTAAAGGGGAAATAGCCCTTGAGATTGGAACTAAACAAGCAGGAGCAGAAGAAGAACCTGAACTTAAAAAAGTGGAAGAAAAAATTCCAGAAGAAGAACCAGAAGAAGATATTTTTGTTGATGAATATTAATAAGGAGATATAGAATGTTAAGTAATGAAACTCAAAATGAACCAGAAATTAAAGGAGAACCAAATGCCGAAAGCACTCAAGAAGAAAAAGACCTTCCCACCGAAAACGAAGCCAAAGTTGAAGGCAGTAATGAAATCGACACCAAAAAAGAAGAAAAGTCTGCTGTCCAAAAAAGGATAGATACTTTAACTTTTGAAAGACGGAAGGCGGAGGCCGAAAGGGATCGCCTTCTTTCTATTATCGAAAAGACTGTTCCTCAAAAAACCCAACCAGAACCAGAAAAAGAACCAGAAAAATTCGAGAATATTGAAGAATACACCGACTATCTTGTAAACAAGAAGATGAAAGAGAAGATGGTCGAATTTGAGGAAAAAGTTTCCAGAAAAGAACATGAAGTTAAAACTCAAACAGTTATCGAGGATTTTAAGAATAAAGCAGAGTCTTTCATGGAAAAGAATCCTGATTTTTTTGAAAAGGTTAATGATCCTACACTTCCAACTTCTGAACAAATTAGGGATGCTATAATAGAATCTGATAGAGGCCCAGAAGTTGCTTATTGGTTAGCTAATCATCCAGAAGAACTTACTAAAATAGTCAAGTTATCGCCATATAAACAAGTTATTGCTATCGGTAGAATCGAAGCAAGGTTTCAGGATGATAAATCCACCACGACTAAAATTACAAATGCTCCTGAGCCTATTAGTGCCACAAAGGGCAGCGTATCCATCCCAGATGGGCCTAGTGATAAAGACGACATGAATACTTGGTTACAAAAGGAAAGAGCAAGGCTCAAAAAGATTGGCAGAATAAGATATTAAGTTATCATATAAAAAACATCATGGAGGTTCTATGAAACCTTCCCCCTTTAATCCCAGGTTCAGGCAAAATAGATTGACTTAAATCAACGCCCCGAATATAATGACTTTATCGCTTAGTCGTTTGGTGAAAAACCGACTCACCTTCGGGGCTTTCTGGAAGGCCTAAATTTCCTGCAAAGAAAATAATAAAATTAATTAATTTTTTAAACAGGAGATTTAAATGGCCACAAACACATTATTAACGCCCCTTATGATTACAAGGAAGGCGTTACAAATTCTACACGCTAACATGAATTTCATTGGAAATATTAATCGTCAGTATGATAACTCATTCGCTCAGTCTGGTGCAAAGATTGGAGATTCACTAAGAATCAGATTACCTAATCAATATACCGTAAGAACAGGTGCGATACTTGCCCCTCAAGACACTATCGAAAAAAGCGTAACCCTGAAAATCGACAAGCAAAAAGGTGTCGATATGTCTTTCAGTTCAGCCGAACTAACTTTATCGTTAGACGATTTTGCTGATAGAATCCTAGAGCCTGCTATGTCAGTTTTGGCAGCATCTTGCGAAGTAGATGCTCTAACAATGATGGCAGATATTCCTGCTACTGTAGGAACACCAGGAACACCAATAACAGACCTTCTTCCATACCTTCTAGCAAAAGCTCAGCTAGATAAAAACCTTGCCCCACCTTCTCAAAGAACTACTATGATTACTCCCAACATGGAAGCACAAATAGTAAATGCTTTAAAAGGTCTTTTCCAAGATTCCACAAGTATTGCTAATCAGTACAAGGAAGGAATCATGGGAAGAACAGCAGGATCAGACTGGGTTTCAAATACTCTAATAGGCCCTCAAGTATCAGGAACAGCAGTAACAACTGCTCTTTCAATTAGTGGTGCTAATCAAACTGGTAGCCAATTATTACTAGCAGGGTTCACCATAGGGGATACTCTTAAACGAGGACAAAGTTTTACCATCCCTGGTGTTTTCGCAGTTAAACCAGAAACTTTAGAAGTAACAGGAGATTTGAAAAGATTTTCTGTGGCCACTGATTTTACTGCTACTGCTGCTACTGGGACAGTTTTGATAACTACTGAGATAATTCCTACAGGGGCATATAAAAATGTTTCAAATGCTCCTGCTGATACTTCCATTCTTTCCTTTGCTGCACTTGCAGGAAGCTCTGTTGAACAAGGAATGTTATTCCACAAGGATGCATTTACCTTTGCAACAGCAGACCTTGTAATGCCAAAAGGTGTAGATTTCTCAGCTAGAGAAGTAATGGATGGAATCTCCATGAGAATTGTTCGTGCCTATGACATTAATAATGACTTGTTCCCTTGTCGTATTGATGTTCTTTATGGATACAAGACACTAAGAAATTCTCAAGCCGTTAGAATCTTGGCTTAATTTTTTAATTGAGGGTGGGCATCTGCTCACCCTTTTTTTAAGGGGGAATTATGACAGGCCTAGAACTAATTAGAAGGGCTATGAGGCTAATTGGTGCTCTAGGAGTCGGAGAAGCCCCGACAGCAGAGGAAACATCCGATTGCCTAACTGCTCTTAACCAACTACTTTCCTCCTGGTCTTTAGATGCTCTAACCATCTATACAAAAACTAACGAGAGCTACACCAATGTTCCTGGGCTTCCCTATTTTACCTGGGGAGTAGGCGGAGATTTCGATTCTGAAAGACTTGACAAAATTTTTAGAATGTATGTTACCCATCCAGACGGAGCAACCTACGAATTATCTAAAATTGAGAAAGATTTCTATGATCCAATCTGCGATAAAATGGGCACAGGAACTCCCGATAGATTTTATTATAGTCCTGATTATCCTCTGGGAAAAGTTTATTTATACCCAAATCCAGACATGGCATATACGATAGAATCTTCCGTTTTCAAGAAGATAACAAAACTAGATAATGCCTCTGATGAAGTGATAATT